TTTGACTCTTACTTCTATTCTTGAAGATGGTAAGAAATACTTCGTCACTCAGACTCGTCTTGAATCTGCTGTTGGCTTTGATTCTTACAAGTTCGCTGAACTTCCAGGTTCCAAGATGACAGAAGAAAAATTTGAAGGTTCTGAAATTGCTGTTCAGTGCTATGAAGGTGGTGACATCAATACATTCAGCTCTGCTGTTCGTATGGTTGTTCCTTTCGCCTGCGGTCTTCCTGACCCACGTGAATCCGTTCTTGCATACATCAGCTTGAGCTAATCAACAAAATTAAGATTCTATCTCTATGGATGGTAGTTGAAATATACTATCATCCTTTTTTGTTAATATAAATAATAGTGTAGAATTTAGTATATTGAGGTAAAAATGATACATGTAAATGAACTTATACAGAATGCTGCTCAAAGAGTAGGTATCGTAGGTGATGGCGAAGCATTAGGTCCTACACAGTCACAAGCTGCATTGGTTGATTTGCAGTCATTGATTGCTGAACTTAATACAGAAAATTACCTTTTAGATAATTATCAGACATTTGATGCTCATTCAGTCAATAAAATTAAATTTGCAGTTAAGCCTGAAAGATGGTATGAAGTCAATAAATTGGCTAATATAAATTTGCTTATTCAGAATGATGAAGTTGAAGTTGGTGACATTTTCCATCTTACTCAACCAGATAATGAATATGAATTTTATGTAATTCGTTATGACAGCGTAAATCATGTATATCGTCCTGATACAAATCCATCTTGGAACACTTACATGAAAGAGTGGTGGGCAACATTTTGGGTTGATGCTAATCCTGATAGAGTTATTGGTTGTGCAAGAAAAGTTGGTAATCGTTGGATGCAACTTTATCCAGTTGATAAAATGAAAATTGATGCTCATCCAAAATCTCATCTTGCAACGATGTTCACATCTGAAAGTGAATTTGTTGAAGTAAATTATCCACACGGCGATAATGACCCAAATTACCAGCCTTATACAGTTGAATACTTTGTAGTTGAATTTGATAGTATAGTATCTGCACCATATCGTGTAACTATCCTTAAGGGAATTAAAGAATATCAGTCAACTGACCCAATTCATTTGTCAAGTAAATACATTTCAATGATTGAAGATGGACTTTGTGTTAAGCTTTGCCAGCGTTATAAGTATCTTGAAATGAAAGAAGACTTTGCTAACGATTTTGAAGGTGCAAAGAGAATGATTAAGAGAATTAACAGTTCAAATAGACCTATGACTTATGATTTTGCTGGTGGTCGTGGATATAATGACGGTTACTGGAATTTGATGGGTGGAGTAGGTTGGTAATAGAGAGGCTTTAGAGATGGCTAATAGAATAACCTACGACCTTACAGGGGGAACTGATTTTGCTATCGCAGCACCTAACATTGAAGGCTCTGCAATTAGTAGAAATATGTTCACAGAAAGAAATACAGAAGGTGACAATAAAGATGTTCGCACCTTCTTACAGTCATGTCCAGGTATTAAGTATTTTGATTCATTTGGTAACAACTATAACTGTGACGGTATGTATGTTCCATCAACTGGTCTTTCTACTATGGATTATGAACAGTGCCTATTCGTTGCTTATAATGGAACGATTTATCGTGTAGACAGTTCACTTAATCACGAAGAAATTGGTAGTTACGCCCTTGGTAATACTGTCATATTTGCTGAATCTGGTGGTGAACGTGCTATCCTTCTTTGGGTAGATGGTAATGACATTCATGGTTATAATCTTAAAGATGGAACAACTGTTGAAATTACATTGCCAAAAAGAATTGATGCAGAAAATCAGTATATTCAGCCAACTCACATTGCAGTTGTTGATGGAACTATCGTATTGAATGATAAAGGTAGTTCATATACTTATTATTCTATCAAGTTCCCATTGAATACTGCAATTAGAAAAGTATTTGACATTGTGAATGGTGAAGTTCAATACGATACAGATGAAATTACTGTTCTTGAAAAGGAAGTTGATTCTGGTGTATATTGCTTCTTGGATGATTATGGTGTTCAAAAGTATTTCAATGGTTCAACTTCTTCAGATAAATGTATTGCTTTGACTTCTGTTGGTCCTTTACTTACAATGTATGGTCCTTCTTCCATTGAATTCTGGCAGAAAGGTAATGCTGAATCTTATCAGTCTTGGCAGAGAACTTCTTACACAATTAACAAAGAACAAGGTCTTGAAGCACCTTATTCACTTGCAACTGTTAACCATTCACAATTCTGTATTGGAACTGGTAAGGCTAATGCTAAGTGTGTATTGATGATTAACGACACTAATGTTCAAAAGATTAGTCCACTTTGGTTGGATAGAATTTTGTCTGATAATGATGTAAAGTGGGTTAAAGGTTGGTCATATTCTAAGAACAATCATAGCTTCTACTTGTTCTCAATTAAAAATGAATGTTATGTATATGATGTAACAACTGGTCAGTGGCATATTCGTAGTTCTCGTAACTTCTATACTGGTAAGATTAAGAACTATATGCCTTTGTATGCAGTATGGTGGAACAATAAAATTATTACGGGTAGTTCTGAATCTGGTCATTTGTATGAACTTGATGAAAAGTATTATTATGAAGATTTTGATAATACAAATAAATTACCACTTCTCAGAATGAGACAGACTCCTGTTGTTACAGCTGACTATAAGCCATTCATTCTTCAAGAATTGACTGCTGAATGTAATACGGGTGCTAAAGAAGATTATGGAACATCTGGAAAAGCACTTCTTCAGATTTCAAGAGATGGTGGTTATACTTATGGAAATGTTATTGAAGGTAACTGTGGTAGAAGAGGTCAATACTTTGTAAGACTTCGTTGGTTGAACCTTGGAATGAATAGACAAGCAGTCATTCGTATTTCATACTCTGAACCAACTGACTTTGTTATTAGTGATAGTTCAATCAGAATTCAACCTTTGAATTATCCAATTTAAGTGAGGTAAGAATATGGAAATAAATGATAGAAGCCCAATCGGTGAAGTATTACAAGCATTATCTGGCACATGGGAAATTTCAACTGACAATGATTGGAAATGCGTTGAACTTGGTAAGATTCGTGTATTCAAGAAATTGGTCAAAGAACATTCACCATTGCCAAATGCTTTTATAAGTAAAAGAACTGAAATTACACCTTATATTGTCTTTCATAAAGATTCAGTTGACGGTGGAATAATTACTTTACAAGATACAGCAATAACAGCAAATGGATTAGTTATAATCATACAATTTTAAATGAGGTAAATAATATGGATAAAGAAAAATTATTTGAACTATTAGAAGATTATCTTGCTGACGCAGATAAGGTTGTAATAGAAAAGAAAAAGAAAGCAAAAGAACCTGAAGAAGTCATTGAAAAAGAAGACGATATTTTTGAAAATGCTTTGAAGGAAATTCTTGGTAATACAGATAAAGATGAGGACTAATTATGGAATGGACAGATTTTTTAGACCCAGTTGATGTATTCGGCACTCGTCAAAGTGCAAGAATAAATCGTGCTAATGAAGCACTAAAAGACGCACAGGATAAAGCAACTGCTAATTCTGAGGCTAACCGTACTTTGTATAATCAACACAATCAGAAAGTTCAAGAGACTTATGGTGATTTGGCTGGTAAATTCAATGATTATCTTCAGTCATTTGAAGACCAAGAGACTTACGATCCAGGTCAATTTGAATTTAATGGTGATGTAAATGATTATTACAGCAAGTTCGCTAATCAGCGTATTAATCAGGCAATGAATGCACTTCGTGAATCAAGTGATATGTTCAGTTCTGATTATCAAGATGCTATGGCTGCAAAGCAACAGGCACTTGCTTCTGAAGAATGGGATAAGGCTTATGAACGTTATATGCAAGATAGACAGCAATCTGCAAATGAATGGCAGATGAATACAAATGCTGGACAACAAGCATATAACAATAAGTATAACAGGAATAAAGACTTGTTAAGCATGTCTCAGGGTGCTCAGGATAACATCATGAACGCTTATGGTAATTACATTAACAATATGGCAAATCAGAACAATATAGACACTCAGAACTATGCTAACATGACTCAGCAAATGGCTGCTAATAACAACTCTGCAAAAGGTATATTTGGTCGTATATTTGGATAAGGAGATTTAAATTATGATACCTTTAATTGTGGCAGCTCTTTCTTTGGCACAACAAAAAGCAAAGAATGAACAAGACGAAATCAATCAGTTGAATAGCAATAGAGTTCAGTATAATGATAATGGAAGTCAACAGATTCAGCAACAGCCTAATATGTTGCCACAACATAGTAACGGATTGGGCAATGCTTTTTCTACGATTTCTTCTGTATATGGTGGACTATTCGGCAAAAAGTAATGAGGTTGTAGTATGGCATTATTCAGTAAAATTATGGGTGGTGTTCTTAATAAAATTGATGAACCTATGGTTGATGACCAGATGGGTTCATTCTCTGCTATTGAAATTCCAGTTCAAGCAACTCAGCAACCAGCTTACTGGGGCATGTCACCAACTGACATTCCTTATGTAACTGC